ACCATCCTGCATCAGTGCATCCTGACAAAATGGAACGATTCACTACTCTTTTAGTTAAATCTCTTGAAGGTTGTTCAGACATTCAACCCAAAGGAGGGGTACAATGAAGTATTACGAACTTGCGATCAAATCACTTCACCAACGACTTGAACAATTAGAGAAGCGAGTAGAATATTTGGAAGACGAGAATATAAGTCTGAGTAATGAATTGTACGAGGTTCAGAACAGACTTGACATGCTCTCCAGATATTCCTATAATATGGAAGACTTCTCACTTGGAGATTTTCGATGACTTCCACAATTGATAATTATGATCAACATCGTAGAAATAGACTCGGTGATGTAATTTGTGAGTATATGGACGATGCAGATTGTGATGCTCGTCGAACATATGAAGAGTTTCTTGCTGAGATTGATGATTGGGCACAATATCATAAGCAGCAATATGATAAAGCAGTTGAACTTAAAAGTCTGATGCTAGGTAATCGTCCTGTCGATCTGGATGATTACCGTAAGCGTGAAGATGACAAGCGAGCATATGAAGAACTGCAAGATCTTTGGTATCGAACTGATGCTGAACTTGCAGAATATAAGGACCATTATCATAAAGTAGTAAATCAACTTATGAAAGAGGATGTCAATGATAACGTATCCTTATAGTAAAACCCCTTGACAGGATCCTGGATCCGCTGTATTGTTATTTCATTCAAACGTTAGTCATGAACAAGAAACACATCCAGAAATGCTGGAAGAATCCAATCGCTAACCTGGAAGATATTATCGGTTGGGAATTGCAACTGATGGAGAATCGCTACGTCGTTGCAGAAGATACAGGCAACATGGAGAACGCTGTTGCTATTGCCCAAGAATATGCTGAGTGGGTATCAGCAGAGGATGGAGATCGTCTGGATGCTATGATCCTAGACTACATCTCTATCGTTTGATTTATAGTCCCTGGATGACTTTAAACTCGTCAATCATACACTTTCGTCGTTAGCAAGTTCTAACGCTCACGTTGTAATGTTCACCACTGATCTCTCTAAAGTACGCGAAAAGCGTCAGCAGCAAACTAACGTCAACCTCGCTGAAACTCTCTGTCATACTGAGTTTGTCGAGAAAGATCTTAAGAAGTTGGTTAACTTCAAGTCTCTTGATCGTCTTGCTGAACTTCTCGATTCGGATCGTAATTATCTGTATGAGAAGTGTACTCAAGACTATGAGTTTGCTCTGACTCTTGCACATGGTTGTGCAATCCTTGCATCACGACAAGGATCTAAGGATGAATCTTTTGTCCTTGAAGAGATGAACAAGTACACATCTGGTTTCGGTGTGTATATTCAAGCACTGAACAATCAAGATCTTCGTCCTACCAAAGATGGACGAGTTCTTAACAAGAAACAGTTCAAAGAGTCTGGACTGTCTAAACTTGACTGCTTGAAATCCTTTGATGGTGTTATCAATGGTGCAGTCTCTGGTTATATCTTTGCCAAGATTGTATTTGGTGAAGGTGGACACCAAGATAATGTCTTTCATGAAGCATCTCAGTTTGGAGATTGGGTAAAACAGCACGGAGAAGTTGGCAAGATCTATGTGTTGCTGATTGACACCGATCTCCAGAGCAAGTATAATGAACTTCGCTCTAAGTATGACTCTGATAATCTCTGGGTCGTAGATCACATCGAGTTTCAACAACGTCTGGAGAATTATGCTAACTGATAAACAACTGAGAGGACAATACTTCACCACAACAAATCCATTTCACGGGCAAGCATTTGACCTGTGGAATAGTCTTCGACCCAAGAATGTGCCTGTGATTGAACCATTCGCAGGTGCAGGAGATCTATTCAAATACCTGCCTGATGAGCATTGGGAAGGGTTTGATATTGAACCACAACATCCCAAGGTTCAACTACATGACACAATCAAAGAGTTCCCTGGTAAGTATCAGGTTGCGATCACAAATCCACCTTATCTTGCCAAGAATAGTGTCAAACGTAGAGGTGGAGAGGTATTCTTCAAATACGAAGATCTGTACCTAGATTGTCTAGAACTCATGCTAGAACACTGTGGTTTTGTTGCAGCGATTGTTCCCTCTACGTTTATTGGTACTGAAAAGTTTCAGGATCGTTTGTTAGCATGGGACAAACTAGATTACAACCTGTTCAGTGATACTGACTGTCCTGCTGGTGTGGCATACTTTCTCCCTGAAAGATGCAAGACTAGATTGTATGTGAATGGAGAGCAAATTACCCCTCACACACTAGAGAAAGGGTCTGCAAAACTGCGATTCAATGTTGCTGATGGCAATTATGTTTTGACTGCCATTGATACTACCAAGAAAGAATGTATCAGCATTGAACCAGTATCTGAGTCGTTTAATCGTGAGAAGTATCTCAAGAATACTTCACGCAATTATGTACTGTTTCACTCGGATGTAGAACTTGATTGTGATGAGGTTAATCGTAAGATTTCTGAATGGAGAGAGCAAACGCATGACTTTTATCTCACGTCATTCAAATCTACGATGCAATCTGGTAAATATAGGAAGAGAATCTCATTCAAAGATCTGTACTATTTTGTACCATGAAGCACCTACTATTTGCAGCAGCAGTATCACTAACTGCTGCACCCGCTAATGCTATAACTTGGGGAGAGTTTTGGGAACCATTCAAACACGATCATCCCCATCAGCATTATCATTATCACGAGTATCATCACAGGCATCATCATTGTCATCCTGAAGGATTTGGGCAGTGTCATTATCATGAACACTCCCCACATGGACATCATTACATACACCACAATCACTGATGATTAACTTTCTAATTGCGGGCACAGTTGCACTCACACCCATGCAACAGTGGCAGGAAACAATCGACCGATTTTGTGCCCATAGAGTAGGTGTTCCGTATGCTACAGATAATATAACTGACGAAGAGTGGGCAAAGTTTAAACTATGCAGGGAGATTATGTATGATTCCATCTATCATAAGCAACTCTGATCATTCAACCCCTTGACTTCTGCCCTGATCAGTGCCATACTATCAATGTACAAAACAAAACGACATGAGCATCACTTACGAGATGAACTTTGCAGATCCAAAGTATTGTGAGTGGATCTTTTCTGATGGTCAGTATATTGGAGAGATCCATGGTACTGTACTTGAAGGATACGAACTTCGCAAAGTAAATGAGATCAAACTTGCTGCTGGTGCTGCTGCTATTGATCTCGAAACTATCGCACATTTCCAAACAGTTTGTGATGCCAAAGATTTTGTTAATCAAGCAGGTAGACTTTGATTTACTTTCTTATCATCGCTGCCAGTGTTGTATGGGCAGCACTAGCACTATTTTCACCATGGTTCAATCATCTTAACAAAGAAAACGATTATGACTCCTGACACCTACACTTTCACTGGGGATGCTACCACCTTCCTTGGTCTCATTGGTTTGGTTTCGACTCTTATTATTGTGGTCGTTGCCTATCGTAAGTATTGGAACTCTCCTTATCGTCGTTGATCATTAAATGAAAAACACACATCTCGAACACCCCGAAGATTCTGCCCTTAACAGTAAAGAATCTGTTGATCAGGTTATCAACTACCTTCGTGCATGTGGTCGTAGTTATCATCTACTTTCTGTGAAGTATGATGGTGCTCCTGCTATCGTTTTCGGTACTAATCCCGAGAACGGTAGATTTTTTGTTGGCACGAAGAGTGTATTCAATAAGGTGAAAGTTCTCATCAATTATACTCATGCCGACATCGAAAAGAACCACGCAAAGAATGATAAAGTTCGTGCAGTTCTTCATACCTGCCTGGAGGTCTTGCCCCGTGTTAGAGGTGTTTATCAAGGTGATTTTATTGGTTTTGGGGGCAAAACTTCTTTTAGGTCCAATACTCTTACTTACGATTTTGCACCCGATTCAGGTGTTCTTGATCGTGCTATTGTGTTCTGTTGTCATACATCTTATGAAGGCACATCGATGAAAGATCTAACCGCATCTTTTGTGGTTCCTGTATTCTTTCAGCAGTCTACTGATAAAGTTAAGTTTGTAAATGCTGATGCCCGTATTACCTCCCGTCGTCGTAGAGTTGATTATATTCTTGGTCTTGCAAGTATGGTTAGCAATTTTGTTAAATACCCTGACCCGAAAGAAGTAGCAAAGGTGCAAATCTTAGTCAACAAGTGTATTCGAGATAATCGTAAGGTTAGTGAGGTTATCAGTGGCAAGATGCTGCTGCTGTTTAATCTTCTCACGCAAGCAAAACTATTGCTGATGGAAGGATTTACTGTCGTTGGTGATACTCCAGATGTGTACATTGATCTAGGTATTGATCGCATCAATTCTGGTCATGAAGGTTATGTTCACCAGAACAATTACGGTGCCTTTAAGTTTGTCAATCGTCGCGTATTCTCTCACTATAACTTTACTTTACCTAAGGACTGGTGAACGATAAGCAACACTGATGCGAAAACGCTTGACTTCTGCCCTGATCTCTGCAATACTTAAAGAGTCAAAGAAATCAAACAAATGACACTCACCGAACGCAATCAACGACTCTATGAACTTCGGCACAAACTTAACATGAAACGTGCTGAAGTTAAGATGGTTGAAGATGAAATCTATCGTGTTCGTGATGAATACGATCAGCAACGTTTTGCTGAAACTCCTCTCTTTGAAGAACTTTTCGGAGGTTGATTAACATGACTGATTTCATTTGTGCATACTTCGGTGGTGATCAATCTGGCATCACTTGGACTATTACTGCCCGAGGGTTTGCATCACTCAAACAGGCAGAAAAGCATGGTTTGTTTATGATGCCAACTG